CTAAAGAAGAAAATTGAAAATTTTGCATATACGCACCTAGGTAGTGCGAGAAGAAGCCCAAAGACAACGATCTAAGGGTTATGTACTGTGAAACAGAAAAAGTTTGAAGGGACCGAGATTCATGTCTAGCATGCCAATCAATCGATCTATTACAAATACTATCTAACGGAATCTATAAAAGAAAAGGGAAAAATCTATAGGGTTGAGCTAAATAAAAGTGTCGTCGAACTCCTCCTGGAAATATTCGTAGGTAATTGCTGGTGGAAGCATACCTAGATCTTTCATTCCAGAGTCTACAACCTTTCGGAAGTTATTAAAGACTTCTTTACCATAGTGGAAGAGGAATCTCAGCGCATCGATATAGTTGAGTTCGAGTTGTTCTTCAGGGTCTAACGTGTCTGTTACCCAATTGATGAGTTCTTGTATCGTTTTCATCTCGATGGGTGCTCGTATTCGTGAAGGAAACCGGTCGTCTCGTACAAAGCCGCGCTTTAAGAAGTGACATTCCAAGATTTTCTTGTATGGAGGTGGATCTTTCAGAGTTTTATCAGCATCTGTGTACTGAATCCCAAAACGACTAAGCCATTCAGCATAGGTATGTTGGTTGAAAAACTCTAGTACTGGCATAGTAATAGCATTTATATTATCGTCGCCGAAAGTGATTTCTTTAACGTTAGTTCTATATGCGTTCATATTACAGTACGCTTGTGTTGTTTGTCCTAGCCGCTTGGCATCTAATGCTATACATAGATAACCAGTCCGTATAATCAGCGAGTTGCCAAAGGAGTTGATGATGGCAGTAAAAGGTACACCCGAAGGTGCTCCATGATTCTTGCGAATTATGAATCCTTTAATCACTGAGTAGGTATGGATGGTTTCATCTAGAATAGCCCTTCTTACCAAAGCAGCTTCCGGACCATCGTTGTACCATGCGTTAGCTACATCACCGAAGTAATTCATAACGATGGCAAACAAAAAGCCGTCCCAGTTTTTATAATCTCCATCAAATCCGTATTCGGAAATGCGCTGCAGAGTCATGAAGAGGAGAGTCCATTCACTACTATCTGCATTTATACCAACGGCATGGAAAGAATGTACTCGATTATTGATGATAGAGGCACAAAGATCGAGAAAGTACATTCTACATACAATCGTAAAATCGACGGGAGCCATCATGAAAGTTCTCGTATTGCCAGTACGAATCTTTTCAAGACTGCGCCTTTCGTCTTTTAAACAATTGGTCCACACTGAAGGATAGCGCTTACCTACTTTATAATATTTCAGACGTGCTTCGATCTCATTAGCAAGAAGTTTGCTCTTTATTTCAGCATGCCCGTCTTCATCAATATCAAAAAGGTAGGCCTTTCCGCTTTCGTTGGGTGGACGAGAGTATACATATGGAACCCCTGGGGAAGATTTCATATCTATTCTGTCGTAGTGCATGATTGGAAGACCATTTATAGCGTCTTCTACCGAGAGTGCACCAACTTTCGGCCTTAAAGGTTCGAACATGAGCATCTCCTGCTCAAGCGAATCATATGCCATTTGCAACTGTCGTGGTGGTAGTGGTTTGTGGTATGATCCATATTTTCGAACCCCGGTTATTAGTGGATCCAAAGGTGTTTCCATCCTAGGGTCTTTTGCATGTAATACAGCGGGTTCCGTTTGATGTGGGAAAAGATCGAAAAGTGGTGATTTTCGAATTCTAGTACCCCGCGCATTAGTTGCGTTCTTTATCTTATAATTCTCCAAAACTTCAATGTTTCCGAGTTCTAAACCGCTTTCTCGAACTTCTACTGTTGTTATCTTAAGTAGTTCCGATTTGGCGTTTAAGCCCTCATCAACAATTTGTTGTGGGAATTTATCTAGTAGGGGTTGTAATAGCTCTTGTGTTACAATTTGGAACAATCCTTGTGGTCGATTGTTAAAAGTAGCACTCACTATTCCTACGATTTTTCTAGGACATTGTGGCACTAAGGCTACACTAATACCTCCACATTCACCTTTCTCCACACTCACTCGTGCAGTCCAGGCTTTTCGCAGGATGATTTTTGATTTATCTAAATAAGGAACTGATTTAGTAACGTCGTGTGCTTTAAGATCAGCGTAGTAGTAGTAATTTCGCAGTTCTGTATCAAGTTGGACAGTGTTCGAAGAGAAATTATTCAGATAAGATAAGTCTTTTTCCAGGCAGACTAGACCGGTGCTGTCTTTCGCAGATGGTACGCTAGGGCCAGCATTATATATTGCTATATCGCCTTCCTTTGAGTAGGCGCAATCTTCAGCACGAAAAGCAATCACATATTCCACTCCAGAACGAGCTCTTATTCTAACAAAGTCCCCTTCCTCAAATTTCATCAAGGCATGGGCATTCACTAAGAACAGTTTGCCAACAATCTGAAATGCATTCTGATGGTACACTCGATGCAAATCACCGTCTAACTCAACAACTCTCTCAAATCGAACCATAGATGGCATAATTCGATTATCCATTATCTGTTCAGCATTCGGATCGCAACCTCGTTCAGTTACTAGTACTCGTGCAGCAGGTTTTCTAGCAGCTCTTTTCGTCTCACCTCTATAATATTCCTTACCATGTTCTTGGACTTTGTGTTTTTGTCCATAGTTGGGAATTTTATAGATACGTTCTTGTTCAACTTCTTCCTGATCGAATTCTTCTTCATCAGAGAAAGTTGCCCAAAGCTTATATACAGCAAAGGCACTTGCGACAGCACCAGTGATGGCTATAACTTTCACAATCGTTGGATGTTTCTTCATGAAATCAGCGACATTATTTCTCAATTTAGTAAGCAGGCTCTCATATGTTATTATGGTAGCACTACGCCTTTCTTCGAAAAGAATGCCACTGCATCTTATGCAAATAGGGGATCCTCCCATGGTACGCTTTGATTGAATAAGCATATCAAGGTATTCAGCCCACGAGGTGTTAAGTTGAACGAGTTCAGTAAATTCCATTGCACACTCAGATATGCAAGTAAATTCTTCACATCGATCACATGTCATCAAACAACCCATACTTTCTTCGAATTCTCTCCTACTTTTGTTGAACTTCTCACGAAGCTCTTCCATGGTTGGAGGATCAGGTTGGTATTTAGCTGCAGGTGGGGGAGCAGTTGATGTTGATGGCATGTCATAAATAGTTATAGGTACGACAGGTTCGATTTTTGGAATTTGTTTATACATAAGTGGTGTGCGAAACTCAGGAATGTTAATGTCGATGTCAGTAATGATCGGATCATCTAATCCACATTCTTCTACGGCAAATTGCACTGGTGTTCCTCGAAAATAATAACCATCACACATGTCATATTTGAATATATTTGAAATACATTCAATTATGTCATCTGTGGAGCGATCAGTAAAAGGATTGCAATACCGGAAGATTTTGTTAGATTTGTGTCTTAAAAATTCAAAACCACATTCTTGTGTTGGAGGATATGCGGTCGGTACTTTCCAGTGATTTCGGCTAGTAAGCCACCAAGGAGGCAGGTTTAACAAACCGAAATCATCAAAACCTACGTACATTGGTGTATAGTCGTGAGCTGTTGGATTTGTCGGGCTATTCAAAGCTGAATATTGGCGAGCTAAAGATGTGCTTAGGTCTGCCATAAAGTCTTTATAAAGAGCCCAATCTGTGTGTGTGTGTGAATACTTCCCGCGTGTACTATACCACGGATGTGATGTGGCAGATATACGTACAAAGCGTTCTCCAGAACTGAAACCTCGTTCAGCTCCACTAAGAACTTTTAGAAGCAATTCGCGTGTTGATTCGAGTTCATCAAAAAGTTCTTCTTCATCTTCAGAATCGCCGCATTCCTTAGTAGGAATGAAATCGCGCCGATTGAGATAAGCAGCAACTTCCTTCTGTCGTTCCAGATGTTCAGTAGCCATTTCGATTACGCGTTGTTTGAGTGTTGCATAATCCATAAATTCACTTAAAGCCTTACCTTCTTCTACAGGAGAAAGAAAGCGGAATTTTAAGTGGTCAGTCGAGCCAATCTTAATTTTGGTAAGTAAAACCTGTGATTGTTTCACTACTTCAATTAAGGCATCACGACGGCGCCAGAGAGCTTTACGGTCTTGAATTGAGTTTGGATTAGGATATGCGATGTTAGATGAGATCGAAATCATTTGTGAGGTGAATTGTCGGCCTTTTTCTGAAACTTCTGCCATTTGTACTGTTTTAGGAACAGGACTTTTAATAGCAATGAATTCAGCATATGGATCGAATTGTGTGGGATCGCGGAGTTGTCCGAAGTCGTCTATTACGACTGCAAATTGTTGAGAATAATCGGACCAAAATTTTTCGTCCATGGAACGAGGGTACATTCTACGGAATTTTGGAACGTTAAATTTATCGGCAACCTCATGTATGAGTTCGGTGGAAATGAATGATTTACCAACGCCAGGTTCGCCATACAAATAAACACAAAAGGGATCGGGTCTACACCCGATATTTAGTGATATGTGAGTGGCTTTGTTTGAGATACGGATTATAGCATTGACAGCTTTCATAAAGAGAGCAGAGATGTTAAGAGGTCGATAGTCTAATTTTTGATATATAGCACTATATTCATCAGCTTGGTCGCGAAGGCGTCCAATTTCAGTATGTAGTGCAGGGTCACATGTAAGACGTATAAAAGTGTCTTCTCGGTCTAGTTGATTAACTCTGTCCATCCAAGCGGATATACGTTCTTTATTCTCGTCGAGAATTCGGAGAGAACTCTTTTCAGGACAGATAAGATCTACAAATTTATCCATGGCTTCATTAACACCTAACACAAGTGTTTGGTATAATTTAATTCCGCCATGAACTCCATTTGACATTTTTCCAATGTTTTGAAGTTTAGTTGCTAAACTACCGATGACTTTGGCAGTTGAGCTTTTGTCG